CGGGGCGCGCCCCGCGGGCTAACTCGGGCATCGAGGGGCCCAGACGCCCTGGACGCGCGCCCGCATCGGCCCCGCGGGCGCTGGTCTCCGACGTCGCGGCCCCGCGGGACTCCGGCGCCCGCGCACGTCGCGGAAAGTTTTTCCGAAATTGCCCTTGCATCGCCGTCCGAGTTCCCGTATAGTACATTTTCGCACGGGGGCGTAGCTCAGCTGGGAGAGCGCTTGACTGGCAGTCAAGAGGTCAGGGGTTCGATCCCCCTCGTCTCCACCCGAGTTGAATTAGACGAACCCTGGTTTATCTGGGGTTCGTCATTTTGTGTAGGCATAAAGTCATCGTCCCAATTGTCAAAGCTGAAATAGATCTGAACTTCATCGTCGTCAATCTGGATGAATCGAATGAACGTGTCGATAATGTCATACGGATCAGAATTGGCGTCGAGCGTGTCGAGCCAGTCAATGTAATCGTCAATCGTTAGCGCTTCGGCGCTCTCGGCTTCGAGCGCGGTTGCAAGCTCGTCCTTGAGTTCGCCTTGACGGGCTTTTAACTCGTCTACCCTCTCCTTACCGCCGGGAGGGGCAAAGCCGTCCTCTATGGCTTGCCAGATGCGCTCAAACGACGCATCAATGCGCTTAATCTCTGCCCTGATTCGCTCACTGTCTTTTGGCTCATCGTTTTCGGCGGTCTCGGCAATCATCATTTCGAGCGTCGTGATAATGCGCTCGCGCACCTTTGGGTCTTTGATTGATTCCAGGATGGTATCCGTGACGGCATCCTCGATAACGTCGCGCCTAAAGGTTCTACGGCATTTCGGACAGCGGTAGTAGTGATAGACCTTGCCACTCTTGCCGGTTCCAGAGGTTCCGACAAACCAACGGCCACACTCACAGCAAAACATCTTTCCGCTCAGCGCATACACGCGCTCACCGTCTTCCACACGATGCTTGTGACCTCTGCCGTTGAGGACGTTGTTAATCTCCTCCTGTTCGCTGCGAGACCATATAGCTGGCATTCCGTTAGGTATGCGCACACCGGCGTAGTTGTACGTGCCGCAGTTCTGCTCGCGCATGAGCAGCTTCTTAATGGATCCGTGCGAGAAGGGCTTTCCCCTCCTGGAGCGCTCGGTCTTTACGGCGCGCTGGATGTCGGCAACTGTCGAGCCGCTAAGCAGCATGTTTTTCATTTTGTGCATGACGGCGGCTTCGCGCTCGTTGATGACAAAGTGATCGTCTACGACATTCCATCCGTACAGGCGTTGACCGCTTGCCATGCCGCGTTGAGCGTTCTTCTGGATGCCGTCACGTATGCGTTCGCTATCAACGGCACTCTCGTACTCCGCAAGCACTTCGAGCATACCGAGGTGCAGGACACGCGTTGAGCCCTCGCCGAGCGTCTCGCCGGCGTATAGAATCTCAACGCCTGCCTTGTGCAGCATGATTCGCGCAAGTGCCATTTCATCGCGGTTGCGCATGATTCGCGTAACCTTGTAAATCACCACATAATCAAATAACCCTTTTTGGGCATCCTTCAACATCTGCTGAAACTCAGTACGGTCTGAGTTCCTGCCTGTTTTGGCGTAGTCGCTATAGATGCGCACGACAGTAAGGCCGCTATCTACGCAAAACTCTCGGGACTTGTCGACCTGAATCTCAATGCTCTCGTCACGCTGGTTGTGCGAGCTGAAGCGCGCGTAGATGGCCGCACGGCTGCCTTTGGTCATGGTATTATCACCTTGCCTTTTCATTTGTCTGGAATGGCGAGCCCTGCACTTATCCGCCAAGACCGAGTGCAGGGCATTTTTCTACCGATACGTAATGAGCGTGTCGTAGCGATCTGCTCCGCCGATGCCCTGATTTGGGACGGAGTTTGTCTCAACGCGAATAATTTCGAGTCCTTTATCCTGGAGTCCGTTGAGCACTGCGTTGATTTGCTCATTATATTTTTGGTCGGCACCGAAAACCTGGCTGCTAAATGTCTGCCCAAATGAACGAATCAGCATTACATGAATGCGACCGTCCGGCTCTGGAACAGATGCAATTGCTTTCTCAATCTCCTGACGGGCAACTTCCTCGCGCTGGTTCTTGATGAATCCCATTTTTATTCCTTTCTCGATTCGCTTGCCGCCGCTTTAGCGGTCATCGTTATGTTTAGCTGCCATTGGGGCGAGCTGTCGCGGTAGTTGTCTACGATCTCGCGCTCATCGGCGGAAAGGATTTGTCGCTCGTCTGTTCCAGAGCTTGGAAAGCCGCATAAATCATTGGGTGTGCATTTGAGCGCTTCGCACAACATAAATGCATCTTCAAGAGGAATGCCGACTTCACCGCGTTCCCATGACGCATATTTGCGTTCTTTGATTCCCAAATAATCAGCAAACGCCTTTTGTGTCGCGAAGCCCGCAGCCTTGCGCAACTCTTTCAATTTCAGTTGGTATCGCATCTATCCTCCTTTCGCTGTCGCAATGCCGATTCTACGTTAATCACGTACGTTAATCAAGAGAATACGTAATTCATGCTTGCAAAGTACGTTCAACACGTTTATTGTCTGTATCTGCCAACGTGATTCACGTTGGTTCCGATTCTTTTACTACACGTAAAAGAATACGGTTTGTATTGACTAACGCCAATACAAACCTAATGAGCATTCATTGAGAGGAGGTGAATTTATGCCTGAGTTGAAACGCGCATTCGCAGACAGCTTGCGAGTTCGCCGTACCAAAAAACATTGGTCGCAGCAGCAGCTATCGGATGCCTCTGGCGTGAGCGTCGATGCAATCGGTAAGTACGAGCGCTGTGAGTGCTCGCCGAATTTGGAAAGCGTTGCAAAGCTCGCAATCGCTCTTGAGTGCACACCAAACGACCTGTGCACGTTCCCGGACTTTAAGTAAGGAGGTTTGAAAGTGGAGCAGTTCTTTAACGCACTTGGCTTAATTGCGGGTGTCTGGGTTGTCCTGTCATCTGCTGTCGAGTGGGGCGTCAAGCACGGCATCAAGGGCGCTCTGAAGGACATCGCGATCAAGGTCAACACCTACGACCACAGATAGGAAAGGAGGGGTTTCAGATGCATGAAACCAAGACGGAAGCCGTTGGTTTGCGTGGCGGTTCTGGACGCTCACGAGCGTCGAAGCCCATCGAGCGCATTCCAGCGCCGGTTCCATATGAGAGCCACCGAAGCTACGCAAGCCAGCAAAAAGAAGAAGCCCGCGCACGTCGGCAAACGTACACGGGCAAACGTCAAAACCGTGCGGGTCATGACGATCAGATTTTAACAGGAAAACCGTTGGTTATCCGTTGGTTTGTCTACGTTTTTGCAGCTCTATTCATGTGCGGGATTATCCCCATGGCAATCGCAGGCGGTCTCATCACCTTCTGCGAGACATACCACTGCGAATGGCTCATCTTCGTGCTATGCGGTGCGGTCATCTGGCTTATCTTCCGCATCATCGAGCGTGATATCTAATGGATCTCGACAACATGGCGCAGCCGCTTGAGAGCGTCATCGCCCAGGAGAAGATGGCTGTCTATCCGATGCCGCTCAGGCTCCAAGACCGCGCCGAGCTTTTCAAGAAGTGGTGCGAGCTCAACCCTAAGACGCTCCGCAGCATCGAGTTGACGGCCCTGGCTATCGATAAGCGCGGTATGCGCGTGTCGACCAAGTACCTCATCGAGAAGCAGCGTTACGAAGGCTCCTACAAGCTCGTCGGCGTTCCGTTCGTGGACGGCAACGGGGAAGAGCACATCTTTGGCATCAACAATACGGATACGCCGCTGTTGAGCCGTTGGCTTCTCGACAAGCATCCCGATCTGAATATCGAGACGCGCAAATCCATCTATGACACCAAGGAGAGCTGACATGACAACGACGTTGCAGGTGGTCGAGCATTTCGAGGACATTACCCGATATGCCACCAAGAACAAAGGAAAGATCGAGCTGAAGAACGCTGAGACCGACGAGGTTATCGAGCTTGACGAGCGTCTCGCCTCGGCCGTTATGTGCGCGACCCTGGCCTATGCCGCGACCATCATCGCCGGCACCTGCGAGATCTGCGATGCCGAAGAGGGGCACATGTCAATCATCTTGCTCGCCGCCGATATCTATGCCCGCGACCTCTAGCCAGCCGAGCCTGTTCGACGATCCGCCCATGCCGGAGCCGTATCGGTGCGAATACGAGTACGGCGTTCTCGACGAGGGCGGCGCAAAGCCCAAGAGCAAATGCACGTTTCGCGGGTCTGTCGTTTGGACTAACTGCCGCGAGTGCGGTCACTGCCTGTGGGACGGTTGGTGGCAGCGAAGCACGTGCGATGGCCTGTCTATCGATGATGGAGGTGAAGAGGAATGATTACCAAGGACGTGCGCGATAAAGCCCAGGAGCCGATGGCATGGTTCCAGCACGACTCAAACTCCGCGCAAGACCAGAAGTGCCAAAGGCTGCTGTTCCGCTACAGCAACGCGGGTTACGGTGCGTTCTGGCGCATCTGCGAGATTCTGGCGAACACCACGACGCATTCGTTGCCGGTTGAGACCGACGAGGACTGGCTGATTCTCGCGGAGCAGATCGGGATGCGCAAGGCGGGTGCCTTCGACGATATGTCGAGCGTCGAGGACTGCCGCGATTTCATCGGCTGCCTGCTGGATATCGGCTTGCTAAACCGAGACGGAAAAGGCCGCATCGAGAGTGCGCGAATGCAAAAAAACGCTCTCTATTTCGGCATGCAAAGGGCGAACGGAGCCAAGGGCGGCAGGCCGAAGAAGAACAAATCAGAGTCAACGGAATAGCAGGTCAAAGACGGTGAACTTGACATGGAGCATGAAAGCGTCGCTAAACCATCGGTTTTAGATTGGCTAAACCCTAACAATACAGTACATAACAATACAGAGCGGGTTTTTGGGTTTGGGTCTTTAGACCCTAACCCAAGGCCAAAAACCCGCAACTTGCTTGTGGCGTTATGTAACAAGGAAGTCTTACTTTCTTTGCTTCTTTCTTTATCGACCTTTAATTTCGCGCCTGATTTTCGAGTTTTCGCGCTTCTGAAACTTGAGTTCTCAACAGCTTTTCAACAAGTTTTCAACAATTGTAATAGTTTTCAACAAATGGACGGTGATGCCAATGCCGTTTGGTAGCTACATCAACAAGATCAGGGTCAAGCGATGCCCTTATTGCGGTATCGACCGACCTAGGGACTGGTTCATCAAAGAACGAAGCGCCTGCTGGAAGTGCAGAGCGTTCAAGAAGGACGCAAGGGAGGTGAAGGAAATTGAGCGAGAAAAGCAGCGCAACGCTTCGTCAAATCACGCGTGAGGACATTGAGTTTCTTTCTGCACTCCAAGACGAGCTGAACACGCAGCCGCATCAATGCCAGGCAGATCCGCGCTTTTGGGTTGTCATGACGCACAGATATCGCCCGGTGTGCGATGGATACGACAGCGTTGACCGTGTGGCGATACTCGATGAAAGCTCCGAAGTCCTTGAATACATGACGCCAGACGAAGCCGTTCGAGCCGCTCTTGAAGATGGAACCGAAGATATGGGCTGCCTAGGTTCGATGTATTACGTTGAACGTTGGTGCCGTGACAAAGGCAGGCGTGCGCATTTCGAGACAAAGGAAGAGTGCATAGCGGAAAACACGATGTTTCTGACGCTCCGTGAAGCGCAAGAGCACATCCAGCGGAACGGCTATCACTACACAGACCCTCACACCTATGGAATGACCGCATGGCGTTCACCTCAAGTCGAACGGCTTTACGAGATCTTGCATGAGGTCGATTTCTCGAAACTGCTGGAGGTGGCGAGCGATGACCAACAAGGATAGCCGCGTTTTGCGCTTGCTCGAACCGCAGGGCGAGCCTGACATCATCGAATGCGACGGAAGGCTGTACGTACCCGACAAAGAGTGCGAGTTCATCCCAGAGGAATTCGAAACCCGTTGGGACGATGAAAACCAGTGCTTGCGGATTGAGAAGCCTTCCGATGATTGCGGTTGCTTCACGTGCTCTGTATGCGGGGAAGAGCTGAAGTTCGACTGGGATGGTGCAGGCAGCTGGTTTGATCCCGAATACCCGTACAAGCCAATCGGATTGAAATACTGCCCTGGATGCCGCACAAGGGTTCTGTTCCCGCATCCATGGCTTGATAAGGAGGTAGACAGATGATCTGCATCGTTGGGACTAGGGGAAGCGGTAAGACGGCTGAGCTTTTAAAGTTCTCCGCTGATTCTGGCATTCCTATTGCCGTTCACGATTCAAACAGGGCAACCAGCCTCCACATGCTCATGGAGATGCTCGATATCGATGCGCCCGATCCGGTTGTCATCGGTAACGGCGTTTATGGAGGACGTCCATCCTGCTCTTTGGCGATGAAGTGCGGAAAAGACGGTTTGGCTCCGGTTCTTGTTGATGGTCTGGAATCCTTTTTCGGCGCTATGGGATTACGTGCCGATGTGGTGACCGTCAACGCCGATGCTCTGAATATCGATTTCGAACTTGCCGCAAAAGCAAATCCAAGTCTGCTCAATTACCTCCGTTACCGTCGTGAAATTAGGAAAGGCGGCACGAAATGAGTGCCTACGTTAAGCGGGTCGGCGATCTGACCGAGCCTGTTGAGCTCAGCGCTTCGCAGGTTGCCGAGAAGATGACCTCAACGGTCGATTCTGAGTTCGACCCTGTGACCAAGCCCTCGCCTTATGCGGGGCACACCGGTATCGACTGCAAGACGGCGATGGAGTCGATGCTTGGAACAGATGTTTATGTGTCCCATATGCAGGGCTGCGCCTTCGAGTATCTCTGGAGCTGGCGAAAAAAGAACGGCATCGAAGACCTCAAGGAAGCACGCGAGTGCATCGACAACATGATTCGCGTGATTGAGGGTGATGGGCAATGACCACCGTGAAACTCAACTTCGAGCTGGAGGACAAAGAGAACAACGTCAAGACCGCTGATGTCGAGGAAGCGGCCAAGCGGTTCACGACCTCGCTGCTCTTCCTGATTCACGCGTTCGGCGTCAATGGCGTGTCGGTGAAGATCGTGAGGGATGACGGCGATGAGTAGGTACGGGAAGTTCCATGTTCTGGATAACCTCTGCACGGTCTCCCAAGACATGAGCAGGCGCATCCTGACGTGCGAGCGCCGTGGTCGCAGCAACGTGATGGTCAGCTACGAAGACATGGTCATGTGGTCTGACATCGTGTCTGACGCCATCGAGGTCATCAACGAGAAGGGCGAGAAAGATGATTGAGAGTCCGGGCCATGCCCTCAACCGCATCATTAAGGACTTTGGCGATGCGTTCACATCCGCTTTGCGTGGAAAGGGAAACTTCCTCTATGAGGTTTCGCGCGCGATGAACCGTGCGCATAGGGAATTGGTCAAGTTCGAGAAGCGTTGCGTGAAGTATAGCGACCCTAAATGGCAGCGCCGGTATACAAAGGCGCTCAAGCGGTCGCGCAGGAACGTCGCCTATCTGAAGCGCACCGGCAGGTGCCGGTGATGGGCATCGAGGTCAAGCGCGACGCCAAGGGCGTTTGGTACGCGCAGCCCTATCTGGGAACGACTCCGGAGGGCAAGCAGATCAGGCCGCGCCGCAGCTTTCCCGAAGCAGCGACGCGCGCCCAGGCACAGGAATTGGCGAACCGCTGGCTCTCCGATATCTCCGCCGGCGGCAAGGTGCAGAGCGTCGTTATTGCTGACCTGCTGTACGCCTACATCGACGAGCGCCGCGCCAAGGGCGTGAGCCCTTACACGGTGAAGCGCTGGCGGCTGTTCACGCGAAGCTATGTGGGCAGGTATCTCAAGGGCAAATCGGTACTCGACCTAGGTGTGATGGAGTTCAACGACTTCGAGACGCGCCTGCTGCTGCCGAAGGACAAGCGCGGTCAGGGTCTGTCGCGAAACACGGTGCGCAGCGTGCATTTCTTCCTTCGCGGTGCATACAACCACTGGGTCAAGGCAGGTGTCTGCGAGACCAACCCGCTCTTCTACGTCACGCCGCCGCACGAGGACAAGCACGAGGCCGTTGCGCTCGACGAGTGGGATTACCCGGGTCTGGATGAAGCGATAACGACCGCGCTGCATCCAGGCGAGCCCACGGAAAAGACCATGAGGGAAGCTGCGTATGCTTTCGCCGCCTGGCTCGCGCTGCACACCGGGATGCGCGTCGGCGAGGTCTGCGCGATGCGTAGGAGGGATGTATCGAAGCGCATGGGATACCTCCACGTCTGCGGCAAGATTGTCGAGCTTGACGGCGGCGGCGTCGAGCGCGTGGACGTGACCAAGGGTCGAAAGAGCCGCAACGTATCCATGACGGAGCGTGAGCTTGAGACGATCTTCGGCTTTATCGAGCTTCAGGACGGCTTTACGGACGTGTTCACGCCGAACATGCCGTTGGTGTCCTTTGACGGCTTCTTCATGCGTCCCACGACCGTCTCAAAGGCTTTCAGCCGCCTGCGCGACCGTCTGGGGCTGCCGAAGGGATGCACCTTCCACAGCCTTAGACATACGCACGCCACGTGGCTGCTTGCCAACGGCGCGAACCTCAAGGACATCGCCGAACGCTTCGGCCATGCAAACGAAGCCACGACGCTCAAGCTCTACGCCCACGCGATGCCCGGACGCGACCAGAGAGCCGCCGAGGTGTTCGACAAGTTCACCGACGAGCTTCGCGGAGGGACTGTAAACGATGTGTAAACGGCTCGACTTCGACCATTTGCGCATCGTCACGAAAAAGGAAGGTCAGACCGCAAAACCAGCGGTTTGGCAAAGGTTAGCCATCGTATTTCAAGTAAGAATCAGGAGCAACCAAAAATGGTACCTAAATTGACTACCAAGCAAAGGCGCGCAGCCCTTGATAAGGGGATGCAGATCAGGCTCGAGCGTGCCGAGTACAAGCAGAAGCTGAAAGACGGCTCGATGACCGTTGAGCAGTTCTTCAAGTTGGCTGACAGCGGATATCAGGCCGCATACGGCATGCGAGTCTACTCGCTGCTCACTTCGCTGCCTGGGTATGGTGAGGTCAGGTCGCGCCAGCTTATGAACGAACTCCGCATCGCTCAAGGACGTAAGGTGAAGGGTCTTGGAACTACGCAGCGTGCAAGGCTTCTGTCGATTCTGGCTGGTGATAACGATGCTTAAGAATCGACCGCACAAGGTGAAGAGGGTCTTGTCGCTGGTCTTCACCGTCCTGATGTGCGTGCTGCTCGTCGTGATTCTCTTCGTCTCGTTCTGCATCATCGAAGCGACCGTGATGCTGTTCACCGGCGGTACGTTCTCGCTGCTCTTTCCGGCTATCGCGACCGTGGCGATGCTCTTCGCGCTTATCGCTCTCGCAATCGTGAGCGGTGGTGCCGCATGAGCGCCGAGAGCCTGAACACCTGCACGCTGAGTGGCAATCTCGGTAACGATGCCGAGGTGCGCTACACCAAGGGCGGCACGCCTATAACCTCGTTCTCACTTGCCGTCAACCGCCGCCGCCGAACACAAGACGGCAGCTACGAGGATGAGACGAGCTGGGTCGACTGCACGCTGTTCGGCAAGCGCGGGGAAGCCCTGCAAGCGAACGGCTACCTGCACAAGGGCGCACGGATCGCCATTACCGGGCATTTGCGCATGGCCGTCTGGGAAGCGGACGGAAAGCGCCACCGCAAGTTGGAGGTCATCGTCGACAACATCATCGGCATGACCAGCTACCGTCAACCGCAATCGCAGCAGCCGCAACAGGCACCTCAGCCGCAGGTCAACGCACCTGAGCTTTACGATGAAGACATTCCGTTTTAGGAGGAAAGATGTACGGACGAAAGATGAACGTGAAGGTGATGGACGGATCGGAGCTGCCGCGCTATGCGAACGAGGGTGACGCCGGCTTCGACATGCGCCTTATCGAGGACTGCCGCCTTGAGCCCAACGCCCGCGCCATCGTCGGACTTGGCTGCGCGTTCGAGATTCCGAGCGGCTGTGTCGGCCTGCTCTTCCCGCACTCTGGTCTGGCGAACAACGGCGTGACGCTCAGCGGCGGTGTCGGCGTTATCGACAGCTACTATCGCGGCGAGGTCATCGCCACGTTCATCAACCTCAGCTGCGATATCGTCAACCTGCCGAAGGGCTCGCGCGTCTGCCAGATGGTCATCGTGCCGTTCTTGCCGTGCGAACTCGTCGAGGTCGACGAGCTGTCAGACACCGAGCGCGGAACCGATGGCTTCGGTTCCACCGGCATCGAGTAGGCGAAGCGCGTGGATGCCAAGGAGTATTTCGAAGCCATCCGCGAGGAAGTGAAGGCCATCGAGGGCACGAGAGAAATGCTGGCAAGGCTCAGGGCGAAGGAAGGAGCGAAAGCCCAGAGCTACAGCGGCGGCGGTGGCGGCGGATACACCGACCCGATGGATGCAATCAATGGCCGAATCGACCTGGAGGGCAGGTTCGAGCGGCGCATCGCCGACAGCTCAGCCGCCATTGATGAAGCGTGCGCGGTGCTCTATGGCAGTGACAACCGTGGCGGTCTCGCAAGGCAGAAGGGCAACCGATATGCCGACGCGATCTGCATGGGTTACTGTCAGGCCATGCCGTGGACTGAGGTAGCAGCTGTCATGCAGTGCTCGCCGAAGTGGTGCCGAGAGCTGTGCAACGCAGCGTTCAGGTACATCGACGCAGTTGGCATGGCATGGCTGAAAGAAAATTGAAATCGGTACTTCCCTTCAGTTCCCGCCTTGTGCTAAAGTTCGGTACGGTGGATTAGGTAAGCAAAAGGGACACGGGCTCCGGCTCGCGTCCCTTTTTTGTTGGGAAGGCGCGGCAATGGCTAAGGGCTTCTCGTATCGCTTCTACCATTCGACGGACTGGGAGCACGCCCGCGAGCAGGCTCTACAGCGTGACGCCTACCTATGTCAGCACTGTCTGGCACAGGGCATCGCAACGCCGGCGGTCATGGTGCATCACATCGTCGAGCTGACTCCGGCGAACATCAACGATCCGAACATCAGCACTGACCCTAAGAACCTTGTCAGCCTTTGCGACCTGTGCCACAAGAAGGTGCACGGATGGGTAAGGCAGGGCAGCACAAGGCAGGGGCTGGTCTTTGACGAGGACGGCAACTTGATTTCACTGGACAGCGAACACACAGACTGAGCACAATCAACTGCTCACAAAACATGGACAACAAAACAGCAGGTCAGAGCGCCGAGCAATCCCCCCATTCGAAAACCTAGGCTAGTGGCCTAGGGCACCAATGCCGGGAGATAGATTTATGCGCGCAGAAGTTCCCAGAACGGGGGTGGTCTTGTGGCAAAGAGAAAAGTGTGCGAAAGTAGCGAGATTTCGCCGAAAGTTGCGAAAAGTCCCCCGAAGCGGAGCGGGCAGACGATACAGGCGCGCTACCAAAGCGAGCTCAAGAAGCTCCAACGTCTCACTAAAGACGTGATTCCCGACGATAGGCGCAACGCCATCATGCCGCTGATGTCGAACATCGCGTTTCTTAAGGTCAAGCTCGACCAGGCTCGCAACGAGCTGATGGGGGAGAGCATCTTCACCGAGTACGACAACGGCGGCGGCCAATCAGGCGTTCGCGAGCACCCTGGCTTCTCCGCCTACAACAAGCTGTTTACGACCTTTTCGCGCGGCATCAAGCAGCTCACCGACCTGATGCCGTCCGGCAGCACCGCGGGTGATGCGCTCATTGACTACCTCAATGAAACGCGCTTCGGTGGCTAAAAAGAAACGATGCGGCGCGGGTCGCTGCGAGCAGGCGATACGAAGCTACTTCGGTGGCATTCTCAACGGTGAGATCACCGCTTGCGAGAAGATGCATCAGGTCGCGGAGCGCGTGTTGCGCGACCTGGACAACACCGACCCGCTCTATCCGTATCACTTTCGTGAGGAATTTGCGGCAAAGCACGTTGTGTTCATTGAGACGTTCTGCCGCCTACCGTCCGGCAAGCTTGGGCGCAAGTTCGATCTAGAGCTTTTCCAGCTGGCAATCCTGTCGGTAATCTTCGGATTCGTTGATGCCGAGGGATTACGGCAATACCGCGAGGTGCTCTGGATTATGGGGCGCAAGAACGGCAAGACAGCGCTTGGGTCTGCAATCGAGAACGACCTGCTCGTAAACGATGACGAGGGCGCACCCGAGATCTACAACGTCGCTACGGCTCACGACCAAGCGGCGAAGGGCTTTGCCAATGCTTGGCGCATGGTGATGACATCGCCGGCGCTGGCAAAGCACGTCAGAAAGCGCGTGAGCGATCTCTACTGCGACCTCAACATGGGGTCGATTAAGGCGCTGAGCGCCAACACCAACCACCTAGACGGTCTCGATATCTCAGGTGCCATCGTGGACGAGCTCGCGGCAATGAAGAACCGCGACCTCTACGACCTCACGATTCAAGGCACCTCCGCACGCCGGCAACCGCTGGTGCTTGAGATCACCACGAACGGCTTCGTGCGCAACGGCATCTTCGATGCACAATACGAATACGCCGTGAAGTGGCTGGACGGTCAGGCAACAGGCGAGAAGGCCGAGCGCTTCATCGCGTTCATCTACGAGCTTGACGATCGCGAGGAATGGCAGGACGAATCCGCATGGATTAAGGCCAATCCCGGTCTCGGGACGATCAAGAGCCTAAACAGCCTTCGCCAGAACGTGAGCAAGGCCAAGGACGATCCGACATTCCTGCCGACGCTCTTGGTTAAAGACTTCAACCTTATCGAGAACCAGAGCCAAGCATGGCTCACGTGGGCTGAGATTCACAATGACGAGACGTTCGACCCGGCAGACGGGTCGTTCTCCTACGCAGTGCTCGGTGTCGACGCATCGGACACGACCGACCTCACGGCGGCGTGCCTGCTGATGATGAGGCCGGGCGATGAGCGTATCTACGCGTTGCATATGGCTTGGATTCCGCTCCGCGCGCTTGAGCAGGCTGAAGCCGAGGGAAGGCGTGGCGGTCGTGACGGCGTGCCGTACGACGCCTGGATAGCGCGCGACCTGCTGCGAACATCCGCGACGCCGATTATCGACAAGCGCGAGGTGCTCGATTGGGTCGACGAGATACGCGAGAGGTGCGGTATCTACGCCGTCGCATGCGGCTACGACCCGTGGCACATGCGAGACGTTCCCACCGTGGAAGCCTACGAGGGCTATTTCGGCGCTGAAAACTTCAAGAAGGTCATACAAGGCGCGCAGACGCTTTCGATGCCCATGAAGGAGCTGCGAGCGCTCTACAAAGAGAACCGCATCGTCGACAACTCAAACCCGATCGCCGAATGGTGCCGCTCGAACGTTGCGGTGCGAAGCGACGCGAACGGAAACATCGCGCCGGACAAGAAGAACCAAGACCCGCGCAACCGAATCGATGCGTGGGCAGCCGAGTGCGATGCATTCGTCGTGCTCAAGGACATGATGGACGATTTCAAAAGCATGATTGGGGGTTAGCCGTGGCGAAACTAACGTCGGTGTTCCGCTCCATGTTCGATGCCGTCTTCCACAAGCCGATCATGAAGGCGGTCGACGGGTATTTCCAGACGTTCACGGCGTACGCGCCGCGTTTCAGCACGTGGAGCGGCGGCATCTATGAGGCCGAGCTGACGAGAAGCATCATCGAGCGTAACGCAGACCATGCGAGCAAGCTCAAGCCGGAGGTTTCAGGCACTGCGCAAGGTGCCGCCGCGCGGTCGCTTGAATGGAAGCCCAACCCTTGGATGACGACGCCGCAGTTCCTGCACCGCGTCTCGACTATGCTCGATGTGTGCGACACGTGCCTCATCGTTCCGATCACCGGTGCCGACATGGTTACCATCGTCGGCTACTACCCGGTTCTGCCGGGGCAGTGCGAGGCATACGATGTCGGCGGCCAACTCTGGCTCAAGCTGTCGTTCAACGGCGGCGAGCAGACACTTATCGAGTGGTCGCGCGTCGGCGTACTTACAAGGCATCAGTTCAAGAGCGATCTTTTCGGAGACGGCACCGATGTGCTCCGCCCCACGCTGGAGCTGATGCACGCGCAGGTGGAGGCCGAGAAGGTCGCAATCGAGCAGGGCGCTGCCATTCGATTCATCGGAAAGATGAGCCAGAACCGCAACCCAGAAGACCTTAGAAAGGCTCGCGAGGATTTCAACGCGCAACTCGGTACCGCAAACGCCGGCGGCATCGCCGTGTACGACAACAAGTACAACGACGTGAAGCAGATAACGCCGCAGAACTACACGGTCGACGCGGCGCAGATGGAGCGAATCGAGAAAGCCGCATACCGTTTCTTCGGAAGCAACGAAGATATCGTCATGAACAAGGCCGACGAGGACACATACAACGCCTTCTACGAGGGGCGAACCGAGGTCTTCGCCGTGCAGCTGGGATACGTGCTCACCTGCATGACGTTCACACCGAACGAGATCGCGCACGGAAACTCAATCATGTTCAGCGCGAACCGACTTGAGTTCGCGAGCAACCAGACGAAGCTCAACGTGAGCACATCGCTATACGACCGTGGAATTATGACTGGCAATCAGGTCGCGGATGTGTTCCAGCTTCCGCATTACGAGGGCGGTGACCGTCATGTCATTCGCGGCGAGTACATCGACCTTGACTTGATCAGCGAGCACACGGCGGCGCAGGCGGCGCAGGCGGCCGAGACAAATGCCAATATCGCAAAAATCGATGGGAAGGACGGCGATGCCGATGCCGGCGAAACCGAATGAGCGCCAATACCGCCAGATGTCGGTGGTCTTGAGAAGCCTTGACGGCGGTGAAGGCCGTGAGAAGCGCATCGATTCCGACTATTACACAGAGGGATACGCTTCGACATTCAATGACCCATATGTCCTATGGGAAGACTCGTGGGATGGAACCGAATACCGCGAGGTCATCAGCCCCGATGCGTTCATTGACTGCGATATGAGCGACATCATCATGCAGTACAACCACTGCGGCAAGGTGCTCGCACGCCTGTCCAATGGCACGCTTATTGTCGAGCCTGACGAGCACGGCCTGTTTGTGGCTGCCGACCTGTCTAAATCCGTTGAAGCGCGCAACCTGTTCGAGGAAATCGATAACGAGCTCATCACGCGCATGTCATGGGCATTCACCATCGGCGCATCGGAGTACGACAGGGATACGCACACCTCGACCATCACGAGGGTCAAGAAGATTTATGACGTGTCGGCGGTGAGCCTACCGGCTGACCCCAACACCGAAATAAGTGCAAGAAACCTTCTCAACGGAGTGATTGAGAAGTCGCGCGGGGAGCACGCGCGCCGAAGGAACGCGCTCATCCGTGCGCGTGCAGTAATGGCAATCGCCACCAACTAGAAAGGGAACAAACATGAACCTTGAAGATCTGCTGAAAGAGCTCAGGGCGCTCGTCGACAAGTACGGCGATGACGCCGACCCGTCCGATGAGGACGCCGCCCGCATGGCAGAGCTCACCAACGAGATCAACCAGATCCGTGCGCAGCTCGACCAGACCGCCCAGACCCGCGCCGCCGCAGTGGCAGCCGCCCGCGCCGCCATCGACAACGGCACCGCACAACGCGTCGATTCCGTCCCGCTGGCTCGCTCTGCAAACAACTTCACCACCGGCGCGGTATACGACACGACCGACTATGCCGCCGCCGAGCAGCGCGCGTGGGGGAAGGGCGTCGCCGAGCGCGCCGGCGTCCAGCTGGTAGAAGGCTACGCACTGACCGACGCGGAGCGCGCCGCGCAGAACCACGCCATGGAGCAGCGCGACGCATTCAACCACATGACGAGCAACACCGGTTCCGTCATTCCCGTCGAGCTGCAAAACGAGATTATCTCGCTCATCGACAACACCGCCGTTCTGTGGGGCGACATGCCGAAGCAGAACTTCCCCCATCAGTTCGAGATTATCCGCCACAAGTCCATTGATGCTGGCGACGCCGCGCAGACCGCCGAGGGCGCGGCACCGACCGACGACGAGAAGAACACGTTCGACACGCTCAAGTTCGAGGGCGTCGAGATCAAGAAGACCCTGAAGATTAGCCGCCGCATGGCCGTCCAATCCGTCGCATCCTTCCAGTCTTATCTCGTAAGCGAGACCGCCGCACGACTGTCCGTTGGATGCAACACCCATTCCCATGCGCGCCTGGCCAACGAGACCTACGGCATGGAGAAGACTAACAAGATCGAGACAGCCAAAGCCGGAGCGCTCGCGAAGGCCGACCTCGCCGGGCTACTCTCCAAGCTCAACACCTACGGCCTCCCCACGCCCAAGGGTGCCATCATCTACGCGAACAGCAACGTCATCTGGAACTACATCGCCATGCTCGAGGACGCTAATGGGCGCTCCTATTTCGTCGATGAGAAGAATGCCGACCCGACCGTCGAAGGCCATATCTTCGGCAAGCTGGTCAAGCGCGACGATTCCATCGCCGACGGAGTGATCATCGCCGGCTACCCCGACCTGTTCAAGGGCAACGTGTTCGACGGCCCCGACGTTATGCCCTATATCGCGCCCGACGGAACCCAGAACCGCTGCTTTGACGGCTACGAGCTGATCGACTGCGGCCTTGCCGTGCCCAAGTCGTTCGCCCAGCTGACTCTCAAGACTGCCTAGGGAGGTGGTGCGGCATGGCCGACAATGCCAAGACAGAGCTGCTCGATGCCTGCCGCGCTGCGCTCCGCATCCCTGAGTTCTGCAACGATTACGACGATGAGATAGCCGATGTCATCGAAGCCGCCCGCGCCGAGCTTGTCGCGGGCGGCGTCCTTCCCGAAAGGGCCAACGACGATTCCGATGGCCGCATTCGCCTTGCCATCAAGGTCTACGTCAAGGCCAACTTCGGCATGGACAACCCCGATGCAGACCGCTTCATGAAGTCGTTCGAATGCATGCTCACGTCGATGAGCGGCGATTCGCTCTATAGGACGGAGCCGAGAGATGAGTAGGTGGTCTGGTGTCTGCACGCTCATCGCGACTGAGACAGAGCGCGATGACAAAGGCGTCCCGCACAGGAATGAGAGCCGCCGTAAGGTGCCGTGCAACGTCTTCTCGATGAGCGCGGCAGGCTATTACGTCGCGGCTCAGGCCGGCGTGAAACCGCAGGCGGTAATTGAGATACGCTCCTGCGCATATTCCGGCGAGACCCTCGTTGAGTTCGGCGGCGTGACGTACTCGGTCGACAGCAGGCTTATAAGCGGCGCGGACAATATCCGGCTCACGCTTGTCGAGAGGACTGGTGACCGATGAGCGGCGTCAATATCGACGATCTTGCCGAGATTATCGTCAATGACATGCAGGACGTAATTGACGATGACACTGAGGCCCTGGAGGGGAACGCCCGAGCAGCCGGCCAGAAGGCGGTCAGGCTTCTGCGCGAGCGATGCCGCAAGCGCGTCCACCACGGGGGGAGCTACGCGAAGGCTTGGAAATCTGACGTGGAGACCGACGAGACCGGCACGAGCTGCACCGTGCACAACCGGCAGTACCAGCTGACGCACCTGCTGGAGAAGGGCCACGCCATCGCCAACCAGAGCGGCAGGTATCCCGGGCACGTCGCAGGCGACCACGTGATCGATGGCGTCTACAACGAGGTCGCTGCGGAGTTCGCGAAGGGCGGCGAGTGATGAAGACACTGGATGAGCTTGTCGCCCTTCTCAAGTCGTTCGGCCTGCCGTTCAGCAACGGCGCGTTCTTGGCTGACGAGCGGCCCGCACCACCGTATATCGAGATTGAAGCCGGGTATTCGGGGGACGTGTTTGCGGACAACGTGCCGTACACCAGATGGATGCCGTACGACTGCGCGCTCTACTGCGCTGCGCGCGACTACGAGCTTGAGCAGCGCATCGAGAGCAAGCTTGATGCCGCCGAGTTCTCCTACACGAAGGCCGTGACGGCAATCGACGGAGAGGGCGTCATCGAGACCGCCTATCAGATTAACGTGTTTGAATATTAGAAAGGGGCATCACATGCCACGAAACGGTTATTTCGGCGTCAAGAACGCACACATCGCCGTGCTGGAGAATGAGGAGTCGTTTACCTACGCAATTCCGACCCATGTTGCCGGTACGGTCGAGATCAAGATGGAGCCGTCTGTCGAGACCGCGACAAGTTTTGGCGACAACGAAACCTGGCTCGACAAGACTCAGGACAACGGCGGCTCCGGAACCATTTCTTTCTACGATACCGAAAGCACCGCCGAGATGCGCAAACTGTTCGCCGACCTCGTCGGTTTCGATATCGACGCCAAAGGCCGAGTCCTCGGCACCTCCGGAAAGACCCCGAAGAAGTTCGCCTTCATGTGCGAACAGCCGGGACATATCATGGGAAAGCGCCGCTGCTGGCTTTGCTGTCAGATTAAGGCGCCTAGCATGGATGCCAAGACGCTCGAGGACAAGCCCGACATCACGCAGCTCGACTACGACATCACGTGGCGTCCCGTCACGCTTCCCACCGGCTGGCGCGGCTGCTCATACGACAGCTTCAGCGATTTGGACGATTACGAGACGTTCTTCGACAAGGTCGACATCGAGCTGACTCCGAAAACGGGCGAGGTATAGCATGGTAAGCGAGATCAACATCGGTGACAGCACTGTTCCCGTCGCGTGCAACGGCTTCACGCCCATCGTGTTCTCGCGCGAGTTCTCGGTGGAGCGCCCCGATGGCTCGAAGCGACCGAAGGATATCAACGAAGACGTCACCATGATCCTTGAGGTCTCTTCGGCAATTCACCTCGCGCCCATCGTCCCGCTGCTGGAGATTTTCTACTCCTGCGCGAAGACGGCCAACCCGAAGCTCAAGCCCTACGAAGAGTGGATCGGAGATTTCCCGCCCGACGCGTACGACCTGGAGCGCTCCGGCGGTTGGTCTGCCGACGTGATGGATATCGTGAGGGAAAACTTTTTTCCGCACGCAAAGGAAGACGTGGCAGCCGAGACCGCCGAAGCGACCGATGCCGCCGATGCCGACGGAGCTGCAAAGTAGCTGCGACGCGCTATACATCTACGAGTGCCAGCAGGCCGGGCTGTCTATAGGCGATCTCGAAAAGCTCAGCTACAGGCAGGTGCAGACGCTTCTCGACATCCATTCGTTCGTGCACGACGCGATTGCGTATGCAGAGGATGACGAGGAAGCAAGGAAAGGCGAGCAAGAGTTCTGGTCGTGAGGACAAAGCGACAGCGCACCGCAGGCGGCGCGCTGTTCTGTGCACTCATGGCTTCTTGACAGTTGAATAGAGGTGACCATGGCAGTTACTTACAAAGGTCTGACGATCAAGTTCGGCGGCGACACGACCGAGCTGCAAGGCGCACTCAAGAAGGTGCAGGGCACCGCCAAGGATACGCAGGGCGCGCTGAAGGACATCAACCGCGCGCTGAAGCTCGACCCAGGCAACACAGAGCTCCTGACCGAGAAGGCCAAGCTGCTGAACCGTGCGTACGATGAGACCAAGACCAAGCTCGACGCATATAAATCCGCGCTCGCTACCCTTGAGGAAAAGCAGCGCAGCGGCGTCGCGCTCACGGAGCGCGAGCAGGCGCAGTATTCGAGCCTGAAGGCGCAGGTAGCCATCTGCGAGAGCCAGCTAGAGAGCTACGCAGATGACCTGAAGAGCGTAAGCCGGGAAGCGGAAGCATCCAAGACCGGCCTGTACCAATTCGGACAGACGGTACAGGACAACAGCGATAAGCTGGCGAAGGCCGGCAAGGGGCTTGAGACCGCCGGCAAGACGATCACCGGTGCCGTCGGCGGCGCTGCGACGGCGCTCGTCGGTCTTGCATCCAGCCAGGAAGAGAACATCGAGCAGACTCACCAGCTAGACGCGGCTTGGAAAGATGCCGGCGGCACGAGCGAGCAGGCTCGAAACTCCTACACGCTCTTCTACAAGCTGCTCGGTGAAGAGGACACGGCAACGGAAGCCGCTCAGAACCTTTCCCGACTGACAACGAACCAGCAGGAGCTGGACAAGTGGAACAACATCGCCGCCGGTTCCTTCTCGAAGTTCGGCGATGCCCTGCCGCTCGAGAACCTAGTCGAAGCGTCCCAGGAGACGGCGCATACCGGAACCGTCACAGGCGGTTTGGCAGACGCACTTAACTGGGCTACCGCGAGCAACGAGCAGTGGAGCGCCGCGCTCTCCGGAAACCAAGCCGCGCAGCAGGCGTTCAACGACGCGATTGGGCAGGGTGCTACCAAGGAGGACGCGTTCAACGCAGCCCTGGCGGCCTGCGGCAGCGAGCAGGAGCGCTCTTCGCTGATCACCCAGACTCTTGACGGCCTCTACGGCGAGATCGGCCAGACGTACCAGGACAACAACAAGACCCTACTCGATTCACGCGAGCAGCAGGCTCAGTTCAACCAGAAGCTGACCGAAGCCGGCGAAGCCGCGCTGCCAGTGAAAGAGAAGGTCTTGGAGTTTGGCACCACGCTCCTAGAGAAGGTCGCTCCGGCGCTTGAGAGCGTTTCCGACTGGTTTCAACAGCTGACTCCTGAGCAGCAAGACCTTGTGACCAACGTCGCGCTCGGCACCCTTGCCTTTGGCGGACTTGCGACCGGAGCCGGCAAGGTGCTGCAGGCGGGAAGCGAGATCGGCGGTACCATCAAAACAGTCTCAGAGAAGTTCGGCGGGCTCAAGGGCGCTATCGGTGCCGTCGGCAGCGGCTGGACTTCATTTACCGGAATCATAGCGGCAAACCCGATTCTGCTCGGAGTGGCGGCGGTTACCGCCGCCGTAGCCGGTCTCACGTGGTTCTTCACTCAGACCGAGACCGGCAAGCAGATGTGGTCTGATTTCACCGGATGGATTACCGAGAAGTGGCAGGGAGTCCAGGATTTCTTCGATGGGGTGCCCGCCTTCTGGCAGGGCGTCTGGGACGGGATAGTTGGCAAGGCCGAGGAAGCCAAGAACGACCTCGGCGAGAAGTTCGACGGCATCAAGGAGGGCGCGTCGACCGCTTGGGAAAACCTTAAGGCAAATGCGTCCGATGCCTGGGGCAATCTCCAGTCAGCAGCTTCGGAGAAATTCGGGGCGATCAAGGATTCGATCCAAAACGACATGCAGACAGGTCTCGCCGTCGGCTCTTCAAGCTCAAGCGCGCTTAGGGCCGCGATGAGCGGTGACTGGTCGACCGCCAAGACCGAAGCGTCCAACGCCTTCAACCTCATCAAGGACAACATAACGAACAAGCTCGACAACGCCAAGACCAACGCCATCAACGCCGGCAATGCAATCGGCGAGAAGCTCGGTTTCCCCGGGCTCGGAACGAAGGTGGCGAACACGTTCGGAGGCATCAAGAGCAACATCACGAGCAAGATAACCGGGGCGTGGAACGCAATCAGCGGAATACCCGGACGGATCACCTCGGCGTTCTCGGGCATCCGCATCAGCCTGCCGCACATCAACCTGCCGCATTTCAGCGTCTCATGGAGAGATATCGGCGGCGTCGTCAAGCTACCGAGCATCGGTGTGAGCTGGTACGCAAAGGGCGGTTACTTCGATAGGCCGAGCATCATCGGCGTCGGCGAAGCCGGCGGCGAGCACGTCACTCCTGACAAGAAGCTGCGTGCCAGCATCGAGGACGCCGTCTCCAGGGCTTTCGACCGCTGGGACGGTGGCGGCGCGCGACCCGTAAGCGTTGCGGTGACTGTCAACGCAACCATGAGCGACAAGATCGATGCATACACGACAGGACAGCAGATCGGCGCTGGCATCGCCAGCCGCCTGAAGCAGAGGGGAGTGACCGTTGGAGCGTAAACGCAAACGTAACCAGAGCGACAGCATCGTCTTCAACGGCCACGACCTGTCGAGCCTCGTCTTCTGCAAGATTCACCGCCCGATAATGGCAAGCGTGAAGCCGACGTTCGAGGAAGTGCCCGGTAGGCATGGCGAGCTGTTCAAGTCGGTAAAACGAGAGGGATATGACCTGACTGTCGACATGTGGCTGCGCACGGAACATCGGCGCGATGTCGCCAAAGTTCGTCACAAATTGGCGGCGATGCTCTGGACGGATGAGCCGGCACCGCTGTACCTGCCGGATGACCCAACACGCTATCTCATGGCCATTGTAAGCGGCATCACAGATTTGGGTGAGATTACCGATGATTGCCCTGCCGCGTCGGTGACGTTCCATATCGGTGATCCGGACTATCACGGGCAGAGCCGCCGTATCGAGATGGCCGGCTCCGCCGCCGTCTCCGTAGGCGGAACGCTTCCCGCGTATATCAAGGTGACGGCGAAGCCGTCAGCCGGCAACGCCTGGAGGATTACCAACACCGACACGGGCGAGTTCGTAGAAATCGTCCAGCCGCTCACAACCAGCAGCACCATCAGGCTCGATTTCTCAACCGAGCATGCGACGGTCAACGGCTCTGTTGCCTCGCTCAACATCATGAGCGACTTCTTCGAGGTTAAAGACCGAGCACACCTGAAGATTTCAGGCGGAACGGCAATTATCGAATGGGAGGAACGATGGCTCTGATTTCGCGCATCGGGTTCACCCTGTTCGACCGCTGGGGTAACAACCTCGGTCGCCTGCCCTACACCAAGGCGAGCCATATCGAAGCGCTCGACCTGACCGATGAGCTCAAGATCACTTGCGACCGTGAGCTCATCAAGGGGCAACGCATCGTTTGGATCGACCGTCAGGGAATCGCACACGAGCATCTGGTGGACGAGGTTTCCCAGATCCACGATGACGAAGGGAAGACCCACTGCAAAGCCGTGTGCATCAACTCGATAGCGGAGCTGCTCGATGACTACATCGAGGACAAGCGACCGAGCGGCGGCGTGGTCGAGGCGCTCACGTCTATCTTGAGCGGTACCAGATGGTCTGTCGGTAGGTGCGACCAGAAGGGGAGCGCCTCGCATACCTTCTATCACATCAGCGTCCGCGAGGGTCTTACCGACTTCATCTCCGTTTGGGGCGGAGAGCTTGAGGTCACCATCGAAACGGATGGCACAAGGGTCACCCGCCGCTCAATTGGCGTTCGAGCCTGCCGAGGTGACCAGCTGAGCCCGAAACGGTTCACATGGACTAAAGACCTCATCAACATCAAGCGAAAAACCGGAAGCGCGAATCCGAAAACCCGCGTCTACGGCTACGGAAAAGGTGTCGAGACGGAGGGTGGCGGCTTCGGTCGCAGGCTCACCTTCGGAGAGATCAACGGCGGCAAAGATTACGTCGAGGATACCGCAGCGACCGATATATGGGGGCATCCAGACGGCAACGGCGGCATCGCTCCGGCAGTCGACGTGTACATCAACGAGCAGTGCGATGATCCCGCCCAACTCCTACAAGAGTCCAATAGCTATCTTGAGACCGTAAAAGAGCCTCAAGTCTCCTACGAAGCCGACGTTGTCGACCTTTACGCCTTCGGGCGAAGCTGGGAGGGCGTAGCCCTGGGTGACCGCGTGGCGATCATCGACAAGGAATTCTCCAAGACCGGCATACGCATTAAGGGCCGCGTTTCTCAGATAGAACGCGACCTGATTACCGTAGATACCACCGTGACGTTCGGCAACCTTGTTGACGCGCTCACGGACATGTGGGAGACGGTGGCGGGAGCTTTGAAATCTGGAGTAGCTTCACGCGCCCAGATTGACGCGGTCTCCAACCCCTCTGTTGGATGGCTCAAGCTGCTGCAATCGGCTCTCAACGCTCAATTCAATGCCGTCGGCACATACAAGGTCGAGTCGTTCGAGCTCGGGCAGATCTTCAGTAACGTCGCGCTCAACGCGGAGACGGGCACACCGGTCAAGACGACCGCGGACATGTGGGCTGTCAACATCAACGGCATGGGCATCCGCCTTGCTTCATCGCTCGCGGCGAACGGCCAATGGGATTGGACGACCTTCATCACCGGTGCGAGCGTCAACGCGAACTGCATCAACGTCGGCACCTTGCGCGCAGACCGCGTGCGCGCCGGCCTGCTGACAGATGAGAAGGGTAAGAATTGCTGGGATCTGGACGCCGGCGAGTTTCGATTGTCTGCCGGCACGACCGTCGGCAACAAGGATATAGCCACTACGGACGCCGTGATTGCATCCGTCGATGTCGAGTACGCGCAAGGCGCATCGCGCGTCACCGAGCCGCAGGGCGGGTGGCAGACCACCGCTCCGCAATGGGTCTCTGGCAAGTACATCTGGACGCGCACCAAGACCACCATGCAGTCCGGAGATATCGAGTACAGCGAGCCCGTGTGCATCAGCGGCAGGGACGGCACCGACGGCGCAAAGGGTGACAAGGGCTCGACCGGTACCGGCGTGAGCGGCATCGTGGAGCAGTACTACCTGTCCACGAGCTCCGCGGCGCAGTCCGGCGGCAGCTGGTCGGAGGCGCAGCCCGCGTGGAGTAAGGGCAAATACATCTGGACGCGAAGCAAGGTCACGTGGACGGACGGTTCGACCACGTACACCGCACCATGCCTCGCCAAGGCAATCAACGGCAGCAACCAGATGGCAGGAAGCGCCATCGTCTCGAGGGTAAAGCTGTACGCGAAAAACCAGTCTGACAGGGTGCCGCCGATCAATGCGCAGAATCCCGAGTTAGGATGGTCGAAAGACATCCCGCAATGGTCGAACGGATACTTTATCTGGGAGATGGACCGCATCACCTACGGTGACGGCTCGGTCAATCATTCCTCGCCTGTCCTCGTGGCTGCGCTGAACAAGGCCAACCAGAGCGCGTACGATCTCAACCAGTCCCTTAGCGACCTCGACACCACGGTCAACGACCTCGCCACAGACGGCGTGGTCACCGAAGCTGAGAAGGCCGCGGTCAAGAAAATCCAGCAGACCATCGACAAGGAGAAGGACGAGCTCACCACCCAGTACAACGGCCTGAAGTCCAACAAGTCACTGGATCAATATTTCCTCGGCAATGTCCTAGGCCCAACGTACAATTCTGCTTTCGGTACAGGCGGCTCATACGACTCGCTCAACACCGCCATCTCGGACGTGCTCAAATGCACCACGAAGGAAGCGCTGGATAGCGCCATGGCTACCTATAAGTCCTGCTACAACACGCACTCAAGTAACGTCAATACATATACCGCCGCGGCACGCCAGGCGCAGCACGCAATTGAGCAGCAGGATGCCAAGTCGATGGCGCAGGGTCTGCTCGACAACTACGACGATGATCTGAATCAGCTTAAGATTTTCAACCGTCTGACCAACAACGGTGCCGAGCAGGGCATCTACATGCAGGATGGCAAGCTGTATATGAACGCCAGCTACATTGCCGCAGGTATCATCGCAGACGTGACAAACACGAACAGCTGGAACCTAAAGACCGGCTATTTCAAGACAACACGCGGAACAATCGGCGGCTTCACAATTGACAAGTTCGACATCTCCAACAACAGGCTGTCGCTTCGGGATGACGGGCCTCATTTCATCTATGACAGCAAGGATATTGGCTTCATAGGCAGCAACCATCTTGTCGACTATCCAAAAGTCTACGGACTTAACTTCAATCTGAAAGAGTCCGGCGGCTATATGTCTTGGGCTGCGATGAAGAACGCAGACGATCCGTATTACGCAATGAAGCTGACGTATGCGAACAAGCCAAATATCGGTTTCACGGCGTACGCACTCAACGCCGGATGTGATCTGGACATGCGCGATTGGTCGATCAAATCCGCAAAGCTCGACAGCGAATGCTGGGTAGGCGGCGGGCTCAACGCGACCGATATTATCAGGCTCAGGACGGCTGACGACAGCGGATACTACGACGTCAAAATCTGGCATGGATTCGTCTACAGCACTTAAGGAGGACTTTTGGACGATATGAAGATGGTCATCGAGTGCGGGGAGCCAAACCCAGAGATCGTCACCGAGCCGACAAAAACGGCGTATACGGAATCTCAGAGGTTCGAGAAAATCGACAAGAAGCTGAATGCGATCTTGAAAGCGCTTGGGGTTAACGCTGCAAGCCTGGAGGAGGAGACCGATGAAGCTAACTAACGAGAAGATCGCGGCAATGTGCCGAGACCTCGAAAACGGCGTGCTGGATAACGTCGGTATCGTCGGCTACACGGCGGCGCGAAACTATCGCGCTTTGCATGACGTCGCTGAGCCCTTCTTCACCCAGCGTAACAAGCTGATCATGGAATACGGAAATGCGCAGTACGACGATGACGGCAACATCGACGACTATGTGGTCGACCCCAAATCGGAGAAGTTCGCCGCTTTCGCCGCAAAGTACCAGGAGCTTGCCGAAATCGAGTGCGAGGTCGAGATTCTTACCCTGCCAGAGGAAAAGGCGATTGACGCCATCAGTGGCAGGCAGCTCCTAACACTCGACTGGATGTTTGATAGCGGTGATGCGTAGTGAACACTCAAAATATCGAGCTTGATATCGACAAACGCGGATGCGGGAACAACTGCATCCGCATCGCCCAGGGCGAAAGCGGCGGTACCACCATCAAAGCGCTCGTCTTCGACAACGGCTTGGAGTTCGCACTTGATGGTTATACGGCGTACCTGGTTGCACGTCTGCCGGATCGTATCCACTACTACAAGGGAACCGCGACGGTTTCCGGCAACACCGTAACGCATGTCTGCGAGGAATCGAAGTTAGCGTGCGTTCCAGGATATACCGACGAAGCCTATTTCGAATTCACAAAGGGCTCGCAGACGGTGCAGACCGAGCGGTTCGCTCTTGACATCATGCGCGACGCCCGCGAGGGGAATTCCCCGGCGAAGTCATGGGATAACGCAGTCGAAGCGCTTGAGAAGCGCGCCGAAACCGCCGTCACCAAGGGCGAGCAGGCCGTAACCGATGCGGGCAAGGCGCTGAATAACGCCAACGCTGCGGTGAACATCTGCAAGAGCGCCACGGACGCAGCCAACACCGCAACGGGCAAGGCGAACGCAGCGACAAAGAGCGCCACCGCCGCCGCTTCTGCCGCAAATACGGCCAAGGCGAACGCCGACACCGCGACCGAGGCGGCGAATGCCGCGACAAACGCGGCGAACGCATCCAAGGACGGCGCAGACCTGGCGGCAGCGGACGCGCGTAAGGCGGCTGAGGAAGCTCGTGGCTCCGTCAGCAGTGACATGAAGATCTATTTCAAGCGCGTGACCGATGCGCAGGGCAACTCGTGGCCTGTGTTGGTTGACATGACTATTTAGGAGGTCAAAGGATGGATTTTACTTTTCCGCGAAACGAGACGCTTGAGCGCATCGCCGTCGCGCTTGAAGGCATGGGTGCATCGGCGGTGCCGAAGTTCAGCGAGGAAACTGGGCGCTACGACAATGCATCCATCGCCGCATGGCTCGCTCGTATGCGAGACGGGAAGAACTACGGCGTTAGCATCCCGAAGGGCAGCTCAACCGCCTGCACCAAGACAGGCGCGAACGCCGGCATCGCCAACCCCAAGCCCGGCGTCATCGGGCGCGCGGCGATCGATCCGTACGTCAACCAAGGCGCGTTCTTCTTCGTGGAGGTCAACGGCGGCGTGGATGCCGACGGCACGCCGTATGTAACGGCAATCGACGGCGATGGTCGCTTCTCGCGTCTCGACGATACATGGGTCTTGACGCCGGTGCTCTACACGCTTGAGGCCGAGACCGATGATGCGGTGAACCTCACCGTTTCCGACACGCGGCAGCCAGGCATGAAGCGCCAGCCTGCCGCGCTGCTCCCCAACGGTGCGCAGCGTCCCTACATGCTCTATGCAAAGTATGCGCTGTCGGTCGATGCCGACGGCAAGCCGCGTAGCGTGAGCGGAGCACAGGTGAAGCGCTTCGTAAGCCACGATACCGGCGTCTCGCTCATGAAGACGGCAACGACGGGCGATTCATTCAAGACCGCCGCCGACGACTGGTATGTCAAGGTCATGTTCCTCTTGAAGTATGCTACCAAGAACAGCCAGAGCGTATTCGCCGGCTGCACGGGATACGACGTACAGATGAGCCCGACCGTGGCAGAAAGCAACACCACGCGCGTCGTAGTTGCGAAGGAGAAGGCCGATCAGATTCTTATCGGCTCTTCGATGATTCTTGGAACTCATACGGGCACGTCGAACGACCGTGGCAATGGCTACAACTATGACGTGTTCGACGCCGCGACCGTTATCAAGAAGGTCGATGTCGACGCATCGAACACCGCCATCTACTTCGACGTCGCGAAGCCGTTCACGACTGCCACCACATACCTTTTGAGCACCGTCCCGTGGAGGGCTGGCGCTTGCGATGCGGTTGAGGGCGACGGATCGCCGACGAGCTGCACGGACGGAAAGCAGCCCTTTGTCGTCCAGGGTATCGAGCTCAGTCTCGGTATGTATGAGGTTCTTGGAAACGTCCTTATCCAGTACACAGGTACTGGTACGGTCGTTTACGTGAACCCGGACACTAAGAACGAGAAGACCGGCAGCTCACCGGACAGTGCGCTGTCTGCCGGGGCTTTCCCCGGACAAGCGGCTGAGGGATGGAATTACGCTCTTTACTGCAAGACGGTCAACGGCCTGATGATTCAGCAGGGAACGGGTGCGTCGACTTCTGTTGGCATCTGCGACGGCAACTACAAGGTCGCGGACACTACCGTCGGTTGGAGAGAGTGGCTTTCTCTCGGCTACTTGTGGGACCGGGCTAACGGCGGTCTTTGGTTCGTCGTCGGCAACTACGGCACCGGCGACGCCTGGTGGCACTTCGGCTCGCGCCGCTCTGCCAATGGTCGCTCTAGGGGTGAAGCGGCGTAAGCCGCGAGGGGACTTGTCCCCTTATGAAAACAAGCAGGGATTCGCGGCGCGCGGGCTGTCATGTTCTGTTGGCTTTCTCTCGGCAACTTGAGGAACAGGGCTAACGGCGGTCTTTGGTACGTCAACGGCAACAACGGCACCGGCGACGCCAGGTGGAACATCGGCTCGCGCCTATCTGGACAAAACAAGCAATCATTCCAGCTACACATATACTTCCGCCGCGACTACCCGCCGCCGCTGGTGGCGAGCGGGCATTTGGCCTGGGTCAACTGACTGAAATGGCTTTAAGACCACTGGGCTAGTAGCCGACAGGTGAACCCTCAGACAGTATCCAGAGAGAAACGGTCTGAAAATTGAAGACATATTGCAGAGGGCTTCGCATTGACGGAGCCCTCATTTATAGAGCCTACGGTAATTGGCTTAAGGCACCGGCAGGCAAGAAGAATGCCTGGCGCGTGCCGATTGAATACGGCAGCGTGGCTTCGCTTCTGGCTGAGATCGAGGGCGAGATTTGCCATCGCTCGCTGACATTTCAATCGATCAGACGTCATTGGTACCGCGAGCCAACCAACGGAAAACTACGGCTCATCGGCGTTGAGAGCGTCAAGCAGCAGGTCTGCGATTACGTCGCAATTGAAGCTCTTCACGACTTGTTGCACGCTAAGGTTGGGTTCTGGCAGGTTTCGAGCGTCAAGGGCAAGGGACAGACTATGGCGGCGAACGCCGTGAGTCGCTGGTCTCAGGAGGGCGGCTATTTCGTCCACCTTGACATTCGCAAATGCTATCCATCAATCAAGACGGACGTGGTGATGGATGTCCTTCGCCACTACGTGCTGAGTCCTGATGTCATGTATGTATGCAGGACGCTGCTCTCCACATACGATGACGGGCTTGAGATCGGCAGTTACTTCAGTCTCCGCATGGCGCAGCTCGTTCTGTCCTTTGGCTACCACTCCGTAGAGGGCATGCATAAGGTGCGGCGAGGCAACAGCGTCGCGATGGTGTCGCATCAGCTTTGGTACGCAGATGACATCTATCTATTCAGCCAAGACAAGCGCAACTTGCGCTGTGCCGCGAGGGAATTGCAAAGGTTCCTCCTTAAGCGCTACGGGCTGCATCTCAAGGCATGGAAAATCTGCCGCATATCGAACGATGAACCGGTGGATGTCGTCGGGTTCACGGTACGACCAAACCGCGTAACGCTGCGACCTTCGCTGTTCCTGCGCGCATGCCGGGCATATCGGAAATACAGGCGATTGCCCACTATCAAGCGAGCAAGGCGCGTGACGAGCTACAACGGCTGGTTCAAGCACTCAGATTCGAGCAGCCTGGTTAGGGACAACGGATTTGACCAGGTATTCAAAAAGGCAAGGCGGCACGTGAGTGCTGCGGGAAGGAAGAAACATGAGTTATCAGACGGTATCGGCAACGCCGCTCGCACCCGTGCTAATCGAAGCGCGCGCCGACGGTCTCACGTCCGACGTGTGGATGCGCAAGAACATCCAGAAGGACGTTGCAGACAACGGCATTGACTCTGGTAAAGCCATCGAGTTCTACCGAGCCGATGAGATTCACTTCGTGCAGGCAGGAGTCCCGACGCTCAACGACATCACCGCCGCATTCGACGAGCTCTGGGTGGCGCACGAGGATGACGGCCTCAGTGACACCGAGCGCATCGACAAGATCATCGAGTCGCTTTCCGCGACGAGGGCGGCACTCGAAGACACCAATGCCGCGCTGCTGGAGATCGGTGACATCGTTGGAGGCGAAGAGTGATGGCGAAAATCTACTTCGAAGCCGTCAAAGACGAAAGGCGCACGCTTGAGAGCGTCCCGAAGCGCTGGCGCGCTGCCGTGGCGGAACTGCTGAAAGCATTCAAAGAGAGTGACCAGGAGGAATAATCAAATGGATTTCGCACCTATTTACACGTTTACTGAGCAGCAGGTATGGGCTATCGCTGGCGCATTCATCCTCATGCTCTTCGACATGGTGAGCGGTATCATTCAGGCTGTCATGAACCGTGAGTTCCGCAGCTCCACGATGCGCACCGGTCTTGGCCACAAGGCGGTGCTGGCGCTTATCATCCTGCTTTCGATCTGCATCGAAATCCTCAGTTCCCACGTTGCCGGTCTTGGCTTCGGCGGCGTGACCATCTACGTGGTGTGCGTCGCGATTATTATCATGGAGGTCGCGAGCATCATGGAGAACCTCTGCAAGGCTTATCCCGAGCTTGCAGACCTTCCGGTCATGAAGATCTTCGAGCATGCGGACGC